CATCAAAGAAATTAACAACATACGCTTGCAGTTTCTTCCAAGCCCACGAACTCTTGAAATAAGCACTACTCATATATATTTCTTTATTTCTTTCCTGAAGATGAGAGTATTCTGATTTATTGAGATAACCAGGTTGTCTTGGACTCGTTAAAAACTTTCTAATAACAAGATTAAGAATAGTTTCATCAACCATACGAAACTCATCAACTACAATGATATTTGCCCTAGCTCCGCGAGCATTATCTGTACTAGTTCTTGTTGTAATCCAAGAACCATTTTTAAACATAATAATTGCATCGTTCTATCCTATGTTACACTTTTCAATTTCAGTGCATAATATAGGTGACATTTTCATTAATTCATCTTGTATCTTTAACAATACACCATTAGCCTATTTCAACGTGCCGGAGCAAACAACAATTTTACTTCCAGGATACAAAATACATCTAACAACACAAAATAAAGCAGTGAGCCATGTCTTTGACATACCGCGAGCAGCAATGAACATAAAATAATTATAATGCATCATTGCCCAAACAAGAATTTTCTAGAATAACTTAAGATGAATTCCTAATACTTCTTCAACAAATCTTTCTGGGTTCGCTCTATAGTATGCTGCTCTCCATGCAACGGTCTACATTATTTTCTATTCTTTATCCTGAGCAATTTCACGAACAGTTTTCTTTCTTGCAGACATTACAATTCATTTTCTCCAGATCCAAAAATCTGATCAAACAAAGTTTCTGAATCTGTATCCTCATCATATTGTGGTTTATCAACTGTGTATTTCTTGATAAACTTTTCATATGTATGGGAGAATGCATTTTTGAGACCCATCATTCTAGACATATGTCCCTTGAAAAAGACATCAATATATAAACCTATTTTATTTACTGAACGAAATTCTTCGTCAGGCTCAGGAATTGGTTTTTCGTTCTCCCATTTCTGAATAAGCTGCCCAAACGTTTTGGCTTCAGTAAGAGCATTTGAATTATTCTGATTTGGTTTTAATGACATACTTCCCATCAGATCTTGAAGAGTCTTATCTAATTCCTTCGTATCTTTTCCAGCCTTTTGTGCTTTGTCTATTTCCAGTTCCTTAAAACATATACGCTTGAATAATATTTCTTGCGCCTTGTTTTCACAGGCATAACGATTTATCCAATCTTGGTATTCTGTCTCTAAAAAAATTAAATCTTGAGGAGAGTAACCTTTCCCAAAACGTTTTTTTGCCTGTTTGAATATTCTAGAATTCTCGTTGATTTCGTCGTCTGATTCGAAATCATAATATTCCTCTTCAAATTCCGAATGTTCCCAGTGTTTATCTTTGTATTGTGGAAGAGACTTCATCATCACAATATAAGTAGCAAACGGTGAATTTCTATTTTTTTCTTTAACACCATCTTGCGCACCTTTAACACAACCCTCATATACGTCATTTAAGTAAGGAAGATCTAACATCTTCAATACTTTTCGTACAGAATCTTTGGTTTCATTTGGTTCATCCTTATCTGTTTTTCTTTGTTCAACCATTTTTAATAAACAACGTTTACAGATAGGAAATCTTCTGGCGATAAATCTATCATCCATATAAAACGCTTCCTCTGTTCTTTGTGGTCTCCCACAACATGAGCATATTAAATATTTCCTATCCATCAATCTATTATAATCTTCAGCGAGGCTATTATACGCTTTTCTAACATCTGCCACGCCAATATGCTTTATCTCTTCGGGCGTTAATGCCTACTTAAAATTTGCGATAATAATCGCCTCCTTTTTATCCATTTTCCAAACAAAACCTTTTCTATAATCATATGTTTAATAAATACTCCAATAATTAAATTGGAAAAACGGGAATAGAAGGTAACGATCCTACGTCCTACGGTTAACAGCCGTATGCTCTGCCATTGAGCTATATTCCCAAATAGGGCGGTTTTACCCGCCCATCAATAAAAGCATAATACCGAAGTACTATACTGACGACTCTATCAATTAAATTCTTTATTAATGATTTCCCAAATCTCATCATCACTCAGAACTTTATCACCATAATACTTAAACTTTGTACAACTATCATCTATATTAAGACAAAAAGTAAAACCCTTTCTATCATCAGTTACACATGTACAAGTATGTATATCTTCTTCCGTATCATTTTCTTCATAATCAATTACAAACAAATTTTCGCTGCCGTTTGTTTTGATATACTCATCAGCGTATTCCTTCTCAACAAAAGCATAGTCAGCATCTGTAATTAAATAACGATGATGTAAGTCATTAAACATTTTACCCGTATATAATTCAAAATTATGGGCAATTTCAAGATACCAAGCATCTTCATATCCATCCCATTCAGGTGGGCATAATTCTCCAGCAACAAAATTATAATCTTCTGAAGTGTGAATAAAGTAATTCATCAGAGAAGAAATAAATTCATAAGAGCCAACAACAAAAATACAAGGATAATTTTCATCTTCATATTTATCGTCAATTATCTCAAAAGCCTAATAATTATCATTCACAAAAATCTTTTCCATATTTTCTCCTTTTACTCATCAAAACTTAATATCATAAATGCAATCTAGACCTTCAGATTCTGTAATAATACATACTGCTTGCTCTGGCCTGTTACGCATCCTATTGTCAATAGCATATTCATCTGGGCCAGATAAACAGCCAGATTGTACGCACTTAACATCAGCAGAAGTAGTAAACTGATTGGTATGTTTATGTCCTGTAATAATCAAATCAATATGCATCTTCAAGAACTTATTGATTCTATCGGCAACAGATAAAAACGGATCTTTATCACCGTGAATTGCACATACATTAATGTTATGTACTGGAAATATTGCCATACTCTGTTCTACAGTATTTCCATGGCAGTATATATTATTAAACAATTGCATTTTAGCCTTTAAGAACGGAATGAGAAGATTATCAAAATTCTCGTGGGAGAGGTTCTGTTCTTTTTTAGGATTAATGCGACTATGATTACCAGGCGCAACATACACATGCACATTGTCAAATCTATAGCTCAACTCTGCCAAAAAATCACAGACATAATCAGATACCATCAGAAATTGATCTATTAAATCTTGGTTATTCTGGATACGCAAAAGAGGATGTATGTTCCCGGAAAGAAGTTCAGAACAACATACGTGAGCATCAGAACATCCATGTCTTTTTTGGATTTCAAATATTCTATCCAGATAATGATTGAGCCTATATTTCAAAACATCGCCATCATATAGGTTCCAAAGGTTATTGATTTCAATTCCAGCATGTAAATCATATAATGGAATAATCATAGAAGAGCCGTTTACAACAGTAGAAACTTTTCTACTCTTATCATATTCAAGAGCATGCTTACCTACAGACTCCTCAATAGTTCTTACAAATTGTTCCATATACGATTCTTTTCTTGCTTCATCACGAATGAGTTTTCTATATTCATTACGCTCATCTCTAACCTTTACTTTTTCTTTTTCAAGTTCTCTGCGAAGCTCCGTTAAATCTTCTGCTTCTTCACCCGTGAATTCCTCACTGAAATCACGCATACTCGCATATTTCTTTCTATATGCAGACTCTGTATATGTCTGCCCATCATCGCGAAGGTTCTTATTGAACACATCTGCCAGTTCATTCCATGTCAAATCAATAAGTCCACTATCCTTGGCTTGACCTATACGTCTGATGTATGCCAGTTCACTTTCCCCAGCCTTTCGACTGAGGTCTGTTACGGACATCACTCAACCTCCATCAGGCTTTCAGACTGATCCTCAACATTCTTATTGGAAAGACTCAGCGTGATTTCCTGAGATGCAAAAGGTTCAAAACATTTAGCAACAGGAATTTCGACTTCGTCTTTGTCATCGTTTACATATGTGATCATAGTTCCGTCAGCAGACAGAATGCCCTTAATGTTAATCTTGTCGATTGTATTTCTTTCATATTTAAAATTCTTCATATCCTTTTATCTCCTTAGCACAAAAGTTGATCACCTAGTGGTCAACACAATCATTTTCAAATATCTATATTTTTATTGTATAATTGTCCGTAATCTGATTGAACAATAAAGATCAGAAACGGTGACCAAACCGCTGTCCGTACAAAATTCTATAAATAAAAGGAGAGTGGTAATCACTCTCCAAAAATTTCCTCAATATTATCAATTAATTTATCTACAACTTTATACTTAACAAGATCATCGCCAGATAGATACCAATCTTTGGCTTTGTTTCTTCCGAAGCTTTTCGCGTCTATGTCGGTTCGTTCAAGAATAAACTCCTTCATTGAATTAAGCTGCTTCTTATAATCTTTCTGTGCTTCTTCAATTTGTTCGGCTGTTCCTTGAAATCCAGCAGATCCAGAATGAACAAGCATGCGAGAATGCTTTAGAGCATATCTCTTAGACCCAGATAGAAATATAAGAAAACCAGCAGACATAGCAACTCCCATGCTCACTGTAATAATAGGTATCCTACTCGCCTCGCAAATATCACAGAAACAAAACGCCTGGTCAAGTTCACCACCATAAGAAAATACCCAAATATAAATAGGCTCAAGCTGTTCCTTTGGAATAGACATTTCTTCTACATTCATTTGAATGATAGTTTTACCTAATTCAATGAGAGAGTAGTCATCCATGATTTCATAATCTATAAAAAACTGCCTTTTCTTTCTAAGGCACCAGTAATTGTATTCATCTGGTGCTGGAATCTCACTTGATTTTGTTTCTCCAATAAGAGGTAGCATAAGACTACCAAAATCAAATTCCGGCATAAGCAATCACTCCTTTGCTGTAGTGTTCTTTAATAATTCATCAAACTTTTTCTGCATATCTTCAAGCTGACGCTTTAAGTTTTCATTCTCGGAATCCCTACGATTCTTATGATTTTCTTCAAGAACCCGGGCAAAAATCTCCTGAAACTTATCATCATCACGGAACACAAAAACGCTTCTCTGGGAATTTTCGCGATTTCCTTTCAGATCAATAATTCTAACATCTTCGCCACCAGCACGAAGGATCTGCCTAGCAAGAGATGCCTTTCTAATTACTTTGCCTTTAACTTCTTCATTGTCTCTCTTAAAATTCGTATTGCTATAAGTATTAATATTCATTTTTTTCTCCTTTTAATCATTTATTTAAATAGATTTGCAAATAATTTACTGGTATCACTCCTTACATCTTCGGAGAGATAAATGCATGCAAACTTGTCTTCGCCACGTAATTCTTTACACATTCTAACAAGTGCGTTATGCTTTGTCGGATTAATTACACTCTGTGAATAATCGCCAGTATAAAACACACGAGATTCCTGACCAACCCTCGTACCAATTAGTCTAATCTGTTTTTCGGTTAAATCCTCAGCCTCATCTACGAGAATAATGCTTGAGTTATAAGTACGCCCCTTAATAAAATATGGAGTATTAGCTTCAATCACCCCACGCTGCTTAAGAGATTCTAACTCAAATTCTCCGCCATCTAACTGATCGGCAAATGGCAACATGAAGTCTAGTAGCTTGAGATCTTTCTCGCCTGGGAGATACCCGATTTCTTTACCTTCCGAAACAGCTTCTCGAAGAGCAATAATACGAGATTGCCAGCCTTTCTCTTGTACGGAATATAAAGACATTTTTGTGGCCAAGGCTGTTTTGCCGCTACCATATCCACCAAGTATAGTGGCAACAGTAATAGCAGGATTATTTAGAATATCCAAAGCACAACGCTGGAGAGCATTTTTACCCTTAATGTATTTTGATGGTGGCAGCTTCAATTGTACAAAAGTATTTCCATCAAATCTCATTTCTTTCACAGATCCATCATCTTTGTTTTCAATAATTGCGTATTGATTTACA